GCCTCATTTGGTATCATAAACATACTCTTCCCCCATAATAAACAACTCTTCGGCTGTGTATTCTAGCCAATAGTCATCCCATTGTACTATATATGGAGAAAAACCAAAAGTACTCGCAAACTTATCGCCCCATAGATACTCATACTGTGGCTCTTTTAGAGTTTTAAGCATGTCTATCTTTACTTGTGTACCGTTTGTAAACGTCACAAGCAACTGATACTGTACACCATGAAGTATTTCAACCTTAGCGTGAGCAATTTCGGGCACATACTCAATGACTGCATCCTCAATTAATAACTCGTTACCTAAAGCAATCACTATGTAATGGAGTGACTTAAGCAAATCCTTTCGATTTAAGCCCTCTTTTTTACCATAGCGCATCAGATACTTGATTGCGTTGTCAATCGCTGTATTTGTAAGCGTTCCGCGCGCTTGGTAGACGTCTAGGGCTTGTACGTTATTGTTCTTATTCGTGTAGTGCTCAGAGTAAGTACTATCTATATACTTAGTGAGTTGTCTAAGTACCTCGTCTTCGTTAAATTTATAAGTTGGCATCGTTCTTGTCCTCATCATTTAACTCAGCGTTAATATCAATGACCGTAATGATTAACCAAGTTAACCAAAGCATGGACAAACCTACTAATATCTCAAACCAATCTATGTTCTCAAACATATTATTCTCCTTCTATAGTTTATTTAAAGTTGCCTCTGTTGTGCACGCAAGAGGCGTTGCGCGGATAATTGATAATAAGTAACCAACTACACATGACTTATGCATACACACTCCAAGCCGAGAAGTGATGAAAGGGAAAACGTAAAAACTTACAAAACCCTTGTACTACCTATATCGGAGGCTACCCGTCAACTTTGCCTATAATCCTAAAGTTATAAACAAGATTCCAATATACCCTAAATTAACACTTAGAGTAAACTATTTTATATTTTTATATGCGCTACGCGACCCTTGTCATCACGCTGACCTAACAGACATCCACACGAACGTACTCTACCGCCCCTTAAATCGGCAGTTGATACCACATGCTTGTTACCGCATTCACACTCACAGTTCCACATAGCACGTCTATCCTCTTTACGAGAAGGCGCACGACTCACAACTGTAAGAAAACCAAACTTCTTCTTAACTAAATCTACAAATATAGGCATCTAAATCTCCTTTTTATACTCAAAATACTCGGGACACTCTTTTTCGTCTCCCTCATCATGTATTAAACGACACCCGCCCCCACGAGGCTCATCATCTAAATGCGGTTCATAGTAGTAATAACTACAATCCTCGCACACATACCCCTCATCAAACACCGCCCATATATCAAAAACGGGTGGGGTATACTCCTCACAAGACTCTCTATAGTCCCTAATAACAAGACGCTGACCCGATTTCTCATAGTCAATTACATCTATGTTATCTTGATGATGCTTACAAGCACGCTCTAGGCACTCATCTGCATCACAAAACGATTGATTCTTGTATATATTCATTGCAGTACAGTCTTCTCGGAGTTAGATTTAAAGTTCTCAACTACTAAATACGCCTGCCCCATACTAAAATCATTAATATCCTCGCTCAGACAAAAATAAAGATGCTCTGCTATCGCAAATAAAGGTGCTTCCTTCATAAGCGACACGCAAAACTCCTTCTCCCCCTTCGATAAAAGACCGTCTACCACTTTATAAAGTGCCTTTTTCTCATCGTCCGGCATAGAGCGAGCCTCATCTAGCTCTCGGTCAAAATCATTAACTACCTCATATATATCCTCCTCTTGAGGAGTGGTGTTAATGTTGATGTTTAAATTGATATCAATTACTTGTCTGTTGTCGTTAATCTTCTTCCCTCTCTAATTCTGATTGCATAAACTTTAAATCGTGCAATATCCAATGCTTAAGCATACCCTTAGAGCCCTCAATTGAGTAAATACCTACCGTACAGTATTCTTTTTCCATATCTTTATTCTGACAAGAGTAATGTTCAATGGTTTCGACCGCATCTGCAAATCTCCTAGAGAAATTCTCCTCTAAGTCCATAAGCATAACGTGCGCGTCATTTCTGTAATACATGAGCATAAACTCATGTGTAGGTTTCTTTCTTAATGTAGTGTATAAGGTTAGTGCTAAATCCTTAATATTCTCAAAAGGCGCTTTAAATGACTCTCTGCCCTCTCTTTCTGTGAATACTATCTGTGCCTTTTCTTTACTAATGAGCATTTCTTTTTCCCCCAAGTTGGTTAAGCGCTAAATTTACTGTTTCTGCCGAACGACGAGTTACCTCGTCTATAAACTTAGACCTATCTACAAGCACCTTACGGTCTATCGCTGAATACAATAGCTGTATATTCAACAATACAGCAGGTGCAAGATGGGTAACAAGGAGTCTAATATCCTCTTCGGTACCTTTGCCCTGCGCAACCTCATTTAAAGTAGTTGCAATATGGTCTTGTGCAGTCTGAGTTACACCTAATATAAACTTAAAGGCTGAATCATAATCCATATCATCTAAGATTTCCCCCGCTCCCAATACAAACTTTTGTATAGTTTCGGACGTCTCTCGGATATAGTCCCACTCAGTTTCTGTATATTTCTTCGCCATAGTCTACACTAATTACACATATATAGTAATAAAAACATAATCAGTCCTCCTCCACGTCCGCAACAAAGCCCTCAATCAACTCGTTCTTATATGACTTAAATCGACCGCCGTGAAATATAACCTGCCCGTCGTCAGTTGTATCCCAATCATCCAACAAAGTATCCTCGTCAAAATCATTAGGTACCTCTACGGCTACACCCATACTCATTGATAATATTACTGTCTTGCTCATATTTTCTCCTCTTTATGTTCTAATACTGTATTAATTAAGTGCTCACAGATAACCTCCCCGTATTCTTTATTGCCATACTCAACCAATATCTGTGCGACTTTACTCTTAAGTGTATGGTCTTCGTACTCGTCGGATACATAAGATACATCCACTCCTCTGTCCTTTAATTCGACAGCTATCTCACGGGGTAGGGAAAATACACCATCGTAGTCTATTAACGCGCCATCCTTGAATAGCAACTCGCCACCCAAGTCCTCGCCTACTGCACGATGCTCGAAATAACCACGGGTACCATCTAAACTTAAACCTACCTCGTAGTTTCTTGTTTCAGTTACTCTGTAATTAGGCATACTTCCACTCCATTAAATCATCATACAGTTCTGCTCTATAAGCTACCTCAGCTGTTGATATTTGCACAGTTAAATAATTATCTATATTAATGTAAATAGAGCCGTCGTCTTCATATGCGTCGACTTCCTCTCTATTAAAATAAGCTAATGCTTTTTCGATATTAGTCATCAAACACCTCTTTCTCATTAAGTTCAAAATCATAGTCAAAGTAACGGGCTACGTTAAGTCTGACTGCCTTATCGGCTTTGCTAACAGCTTCGTCATATGAGTTAGCTTCTACCTCAACCTCAGTTGAGTTCCAATCTACATGAAATGTATACTGCATTAGTCCTCCTCGCCATAGTTAATCGTAGCGGGAACGTCCCAATATACGGTTATAGTGTCGCCCTCGTCGGGATTTACATTTAGTGAGTCACATACTTGACGCCAAATGTTGTCCGATATAAAGTCCTCTTGATACAAGTCCAATGTTCTCTGCTCCTCCTCTCCGTCCCAGCAGTGGTTAATTACCATGCTCATCAGAATAAGATTTCTTGATGCTTAACTGCCCAGTCTGTAAACGCCTTGGTACTCGCCAAGTCTGGGTTCTTCCTCGCTGCATATGACACTGACAACACACTAAACTCCGGTGGCATACGCTCTGCATAAGTACACACTCTACCAAAGTTATCCTCTGTTGCCCTCTCTGCTATCGCCCCACTCAACGCATACAGCGTCGCAGGGTCAGTCGGCACATCAGCAGTTGATGGGTTAAGTATGATGTTATCTGGGTTAGGTAGTTTGCGATATATCTTAACAAACCCTACAAACTCCGCTGCTGCACCCTCTCCAACAGCCCCTTTAAAGCACTCATACTCTGCCTCTGGTGGCACTGTCCCAAGCACATCACTCACACCATCAACCCAACTTCTAGGCGTAGCATTCTGCTCCCTCTGTGGGTCGAAGTCATGCAGTAAGTTCGGTCTAAACCTTATGAACGACACCACCTCTGGTGCAACTTCATGCTCTATCGCCCAGTTGCTCCAGTCATCGAGGTGTGTATCAAGGTCAACTACTGTCTCTCTGTTACGCAGATGACTCAACACTCGGTTAGCCCCTGCTCTATCCTTCTGCCTGTTGCCAGTGCTTATAACCTGCCAACCATCAGGGAGTTTATACCCATGTAATGTTCTCGCTTGACAGATGTTAGCCAATACTTTCTGCAAGTCTGCACCTGCTTGGTTCCTATCATCGAACAACAGTATACCTTTATCAGGTGCTTTACCCTCCTGCGGAAACCACTCTGGTAAGCGGTATGTTAGGCTATCTTCATTGCTCTTATCAGGGTAAAGTATCCCAAAGTCCTCAACTAACATCGTCGGCATATGCAACTCTCTGCACTCTACTCCAAGTTCCTCCGCTGCTTCATGCACCAGTGTGGTCTTACCACCTCCCGGACTACCCTCTATACACAATGTTCTCTGCTGTGGGAATAACGCCTTAACCGTTTCTTTCATCAATGTCGCTCTCATTTCATATCTCCTTTTATCACTTTATATTTCTTATGGTCAATGCCATATGACACCACCATACCCTCTACCCTCTGCAACTTCGCCGACCTCTTGTCACTGAAGTAGACAGGATTACCCTCAATGTCACACACCATCTGTCCACTTTTGCCCCATCTAAGGCAGAATAACCGTAACCTCTTCATCGCCACTGCCCTCCTACCCAAGCCTCAGCCCTAGTCAGTTTCTTACGCTGTGTAACCCTCTGCTTAGCTGCCCCAACAAACCCATAAGACACCACTCTCTTAACAAATTCCTCACTCTTGACCTCCGTAGGTTGGCTCGGTCTAAACTGTGCATAATGTTTCTTCGTGGTATTGGAGTTATACACCTCCCCATTCTCATACCATGTATCAGCCAGTGATGAGTATACAAACATCGGATGATGCGTCCCATAACTGAACACTGCATAGATGTCATCATCAGGTTGCCATAGCGGTCTATGTTGCCACCTAGCAAACACATTGCTACCATCAAATGACTGCTTCTTATTAACAAACTGCCTCCCATCACGGTTAGCAGTCTGTTGTATAACATACCCTTTAATATCTTCTTTAGCCATGGTTGTTATCCCCCTTACTGTGCTTGCTGCGGTTGATACGATTGCTTAAGCATCGCTTTTAAACGGTTGTTAGGTATGGATAACTTGGCTGTAATGTTCCTAGCCCCCACTTCCTTAAGATATGCAAGATACTTAGTAGAGTCCACCTCAATAGGACAGATGTCGTTGAAGAATGCATAGAAGTGACTGATGAGTGCTTGCTGGTTGCTGTTAAGAAGTTCATCTGTAACCTCATAGTCTAACCAGTCACGCTGTAGGGACTTCTTAGCCCCATATACCATCGCATCACCATGAGTGTAAGCCCTGTTAATGTGAGTATGATGTGGTCTAGTTGAAGTAGATACATCAAGGTAAAGTGTATTGAAAGTTGTTAATGCTTGTTGTTGAATGTCAGTTAAGTTCATATTAATTTCCCTTAAAGTTGTTGTAAAACGCAAGAAAGCCCGCTTTACAGCAGGCTTAATATGCTCAGTTAAAATTAGCCAAGTACAGTCACAGTAGGACGAGATGATTTAGCACCATCTTCCTTAGTTGGTAACATTGCAACATACGGTGAGTTACCACGTCCACTTAACAACACTGGTGATAAGTCCTTCGCTTTACTATCCGGAGTAAAGAAGTTCAATTCAGCATTATGTTGTTTAGCATATCCAACCATTGCTTCATGTAGTTCGTTTACATTCTCTTGATTAAACTTACCATCTGCATTTGCTCTTACAGTGATTTTATTCTTAGTGTTTAAGATTACTTCTACGTTGCCGCTATATATTCTAGCCATGATATATTCTCCTTAAATGATGGGTATCAACCCTTATATTGTTTATGAAACCACAGTGTAGTTTCGTTTAATGAAGTCTGTTTAATGAGATTTAAGAAATTTAAAATAAAAATCCGAAATCTCGACCTCGCCAAAAGTCTGCCACGCCGTCGCCGATTTGTCAAGTTTCGACCAGTACACAGAGAAAGCGGTCGGTGTAAAGTGTAAAGTTTAAAGGGAAATGTAAAGTTATGCAGTAACCATGGTAGTAATAATCTATGTAAAGTTTAGTAGTAATCGCGCGCGCGTATATATAAAGGGGTGGAAAAAATCTACTTTTGGTGTAAAGTTTTAGAAATAATCTATGTAAAGTTATGGAAATGTATTAAAAAATGTATCGCTGTAGGGTGCGTGGTTGGTGGGTTTTCCAAAAAAAATCTATAAAATCTATTTTTTTTGAAGTAATAAGGGACTAAAAAGTTTAGAGTCTTTAAGATAATATCAAATGCAAAATTCGGGGTTGCTCTCTAAGATAGTTATAGATTATATAGATTATATAGATTATTTATATAGAGTATTATTACCTTGGATACTTGGATTCCCTTATGACATAAGGGATTGCGGCTAACTTTACATGTAAAGTTTTGCTTGTAACTTTACACGAAATCGTCACTATATTAAGATTATCTTATATAGATTATTTGCAAACTTTACACCCTCTAGCCCAGTGGTAGTAAGGGATACAGCAATAATCTACTTTTTGAAAGTGCTAACTTTACATGTAAAGTTACAGGGGGGGTGTGTAAAGTTAGGGATAATGTAAGGTTATACCACCTAAAACTTTACATTTTATAGTGATGTGGATACTAAGGTATAACCCCCCGAAGTATGGCCAGTATATTATTTTTAAAAAATAAGACGTGGTTAACATATGTTAACTAGTCTTTTCGCAGACGAAAAAAAGCCTCGCTTTCACGAGGCTCTTAGTTTTACTTCTTGGTTAGTTTCTTGGCTTGTCTGAATCTATATAACTCTGACTTGCTTTTGAACTCTTGTCTTATCCAACGTTTACCGTCAGTAGACTTTTCAAGTAGTATGTATTTACGTTCATTGTTCATAGTGAACTCCTGTAAATGTGAGTGGGAGGTTAATCCCACTCGGTTATATTAGGCTAGTTTTTCAATCTTACTCTTACTAGCGCCCTTCTTTTGCTCAGGCATGATGGTTAGTCTTGGGTTTCCGTAACGGTCAACCTGTAACACTGCGTCCTTTCCACCTTCAACTACGAAGTAACTCCACTTATGCACATTCGTATCCAGTTTGTCTGCTAGTTCTAGCATCTTAGCCTTCAACTCCTCGGCGTTTTCGTTACTCCAATTGCCCTCGTTATCTCTTTTAAGTGCAATTTCACCTTTGGTATTTTTATAGATGGATACCGTACCCTCGTATATTCTACTCATAATATCTCCTATTTGAGTGTTTATGAGCCACGAACCTATTCCGTGGCTCGTTATATCTAGGCAACGACCGTTGCTTCGATGGTTCTAATCTGCCATAGATTTACTAAAATGTCAAGTTTTGGGTTAAATGGACTGTATTATGAAGTCGATTGCAGGGTATACGCCATATACCCATTTTAGGGGCATGCTTTGACCCCCCGAGTGTATAGATAAATATTTATTTAAAAATAAAAAGACAAAAAGAAACCCTGCTTTCGCAGGGCTCTTGGTTATGTGTATAACGATATCACTGTGTATATGTATAGTATCATCACTGTGGCTGCAAATGCAATCGCTATGTTTACTATTGTATTCATATGTACTCCTTGGTTGCGAGGGCTTGCGCCCTCTGGGTTATTAGTGTTGGTCGTACCATTCTTCCCACTCATCAATTATGCTCTCTAAGGCTTGTGCAACAACCTTGGTTTTTGATATCTGGAACCCATAGTCCTTAGCCTGTTGGTGTACTAGGTTAAACCTTGATAGCAATTCTGGGTCTACCCTTATAGATATCAGCTTTGTTTTAACCTTGTCTTTCCTATACACTCCAAACTTTTCGTTTAACCGTTTCATTTCACTCATATGTATCTCCGTTTATTAACACAAAGCAATACCGCTTTGATGGTTCTAATCTGCCATAGATTTACTAAAATGTCAAGTTTTGGGTTATATAGACCTATTTGAAGTCGTTTGGTGGCTTGGACGCACGGGGGGCACATGGACTGGAACTTCGACCCCCCACCCCTATAGAAGTAAACCTCTCAACCCAAGACCTCCAAATAGCATCGCTTTACACATCCGTAAAGTTACCCCCTTCGTCCAGCCCCTCCCCCAAAAAATTCCCAATAAAAAATTTGCGCAGGCTATCAAATCCTGATATAGTACAACCATGGATAGATTACCGATTAACCACACCAAGTGGTCAGACAGGCTAGCGTTTGATATTGCATTGCTCTTAGAGAAGAGTGGTGAAACACTGGATGAAGTTATTGAAAGGCATGGTATTACCTCGAGTGAGATGCTGGTATTCAATGAAGACCCAGTGTTTCGTAAGAAGGTAGATGGTTATAGGGAAGAGGTTAAAGAGAAAGGTATGACGTTTAGGCTTAAGGC